CCCCTTCCGCACTACCCGCAATCGAACAGAACCTTATCCCCGACAAAGATGATTCCTTCGTCCAGTTTGGTAATTTCAAAGATATTCGTAAGATTATCAAATCCCGTTTGTTCTACCCTTCGTTCATCACGGGACTTTCTGGTAACGGCAAGACGTTCTCTGTGGAACAAGCTTGTGCGCAACTTGGGAGAGAACTGATTCGTGTCAACATCACGATCGAAACGGATGAGGATGATCTCATTGGTGGTTTTCGTCTCGTTGATGGGGCTACTGTATGGCACAATGGACCAGTTATTGAAGCCCTTGAACGAGGAGCTATCCTCCTCCTGGACGAGATCGACCTCGCATCAAACAAGATCCTCTGTCTCCAGTCCGTACTAGAAGGTAAGGGTGTATTCCTCAAGAAGACTGGTAGGTTTGTCAAACCTGCTAAGGGTTTCAATGTGTTCGCTACGGCTAACACCAAGGGTAAGGGTTCTGATGATGGTCGTTTTATCGGAACCAATGTTCTGAACGAAGCATTCCTGGAACGTTTCCCTGTGACCTTTGAACAGGAATATCCCACTCCTCAGACTGAACAGAAGATTCTTTCTAAACTCTGTGATGATGAAAGTTTCGTCAGCTACCTGGTTGACTGGGCTGACATCATTCGTAAGACCTTCTTTGATGGTGGTGTGGATGAAGTTATCTCTACCCGTCGTCTGGTTCACATTGTTCAGGCTTACAACATCTTTGGCAACAAGATGAAAGCAATCGATGTCTGTACTGCAAGATTCGATGATGAGACCAAACAGTCCTTCATGGAACTGTATGACAAGGTTGACGCTGATACTCAAATGACTCTTGATGAAGAATCAATGAAAGATTTTGAACCAGTTGACCCCAAAGAAGTTCTCTGATATAATTTGGGAAGGTAATTCTGCCTTCCCTTTATGATGCATGATGAACTTAGTTTAAACATGGAAGATAAAATTGAATATAAAATTGAATTCAATGACCTCAGTGACCTTGATCTAAACAAAATTGATTTGAAACGTAACAAATACAAGTATAGTGAGGAAGAAATCCTCAAAGAATTGTCAGATTACATTTCTGCAACATACAATCAGCATTACTCTGCTGGTGACGAGAAGATTCAAACACTGGATCTTATTGAAGCTTGTGGTGATGGTGAAGCATTCTGTCGATCCAACATTCTCAAGTATGCCTCTCGGTATGACAAGAAAGGTACTGCACGACGTGACATCCTGAAGATTTTACATTATGCAGTTCTCCTGTTACACTTTAATGACAAGAACACCCAACGTGAAACCTACAATCAATGACAATGAAACTCTCTGACAAGACTGTCAATATCCTGAAGAACTTTTCTTCTATCAACCAATCCATCCTTTTCAAGGAAGGTAACAAACTTCGCACTATCAGTGTGATGAAGAACATCTTGGCAGAGGCTGAGATTGATGAGGATATCCCCAAGGACTTTGGTATCTACGATTTGAACCAATTCCTTAATGGTCTGAACCTTCACGCAAGTCCTGACCTGGACTTTGACAACGAAGGTTATGTTGTTATCAAAGAGGGTCGTTCTCGTTCTAAGTACTTCTTCGCTGACAAGAATGTCATCGTGACTCCTCCTGAAAAGGACATCACACTTCCTTCTGAAGATGTGACCTTTGATCTGGATACCCAACAGTTGGATAAACTCCTCAAGGCTGCTGCTGTTTATCAACTTCCTGACCTTTCTGTCGTTGGTGAGGCAGATGTTGTGAAGGTGGTTGTCCGTGACAAGAAGAACGACACCTCTAATGATTTCTCTATCATTGTTGGTGAGACCTCTTCTGAGTTCTCTTTCAACTTTAAGGTTGAAAACATCAAGATCATTCCTGGAACCTATGAGGTTACTGTGTCTGAGAAACTGTTGGCCAAGTTCACTAACAAGAACTATGACCTGACTTATTACATTGCTCTTGAACCTGATTCTACGTTTGGAGGTTGATATGACGAAGTGGGAACTGACGTACCGACTCCCCACCACGGGGAGTAAGTATCATAAAATGATCGTGGAAGCAAATTACCAACATGATGCAAAGAAAATTGCACAAGCTCAAATCCCCTCTGCAACCATTTGTGGTGGGGCAAGGCGTATCGGTTGATGTTCCAATGAGAATTGTAGGTAGTATCCTAGTGATTACTGCCTACTTTGTTGTATTACACGTCAACGTATTGACAGGGGTTGTGATGAATGTAATCGCAGACACCCTGTCAATTCCTTATTTTATCAGAACCAAATCTTGGGATGTGGTTATTATGTTGGGGTTTCTCCTAGCAATTAGTTTTAGTAAATTATTGTCATGACAAATTGGAAAGAAAAGTATAACGAACTAACAGACTCAGAACTCAATAAGATTGCAGTTCTTCGTGTGATGGAATGTACAAATGGTGTTATCCAACATGCATTCCGTGATCAGTCTGCTGATGCATTACCCGTAGAGACTACAAGGGCTACAATGAAGTTTAGTATGTCATGTATGAAGAACATGGCAATCCCTCTCAAAGAGGAAACTATTACCTTCAAACCAAAGACTGAAGAACTTCTTCGTCGTGCTCGTGAACTCTATATCAGTGGAGTCAAACAGGGTAATGAAGATGACTTCAATGAGTTCTTTGAAATCTCTAGAGCAACTGCACAAGTATGTGGTATGCAAAGACTTCTTGATGCCAAGAAGATTCTTGAAGAGAACGTTGACGTATTTCCCCCTGGAACACTAGACTGGGGTGTATCCTATCTCATGCAATTTTTTACTGATGAATATCTTCGTGACTTCTTCGAGTCCAAAAAAATCGGCGATAGTTTTACCTGATAAACATATTGTCAAGATGCCCCTAGAGTGTTGTCAGATGTTGTCTATCGTTGCATCTGACAAGTGGGGTCATGGATATGGTGAACTTCATCGACTTGATGGTCAACCATACAGAACTGAAAAAGGTGCATTCCGAAACCACCCTTGTACTAAGTGGGCATCGGAGAGCATTCATAACTCCTACTGGTTGATCAAACATGGTCTTCACATGTGTCATGAATACTTCCTCAGGTATGACAAGGTACATTCATGTTACAAGACCCTTGTAGAGGCACTAGACATCTTTCCTAAGGGTGATCTGGATAAGGTCACACCATTTGTATTTGCTGGACCTGATGAGTTCAAGTATGATACTGTGGATATCTACAGTAAGTACAAGATGTACATCTCATCTAAACCATGGGTGTCTGACAACTATCGACGTATTCCAGAACGTAAACCAGAATGGGTGTAACTTTCAAACAAACATGTGATAAACCATATGACAGACATCACTACAAGATTGTCTGTCATGATAAGGAGGTTATAGTTGAATCCTGGCAAGAGGTACAGGAGTTTTGGTGGTATAATAAACATCTTGTTCCACCAGTTGTCCATGTACTAGATGTCAAGAAGAAGAGTAAAGGTTTCAAGTAATTTTATTTCCCCCGTATTTGATTATGAACAACACTGACTTTTTGTGGGTAGAAAAATACCGTCCACAAACTATTGATGAATGTATTCTTCCCGAACAGACCAAGAAGACATTCAAGGAATTCCTAGATAAAGGTGAGGTTCCCAACCTTCTTCTGTCTGGACCTCCTGGTGTGGGTAAGACCACTGTTGCAAAAGCACTATGTCACGAACTTGGAGTAGACTATTATGTCATCAATGGATCCGATGAAGGACGATTTCTGGACACAGTACGGAACCAGGCAAAGAATTTCGCTTCGACCGTTTCGCTTTCATCAACTGCAAAACACAAAGTCATCATCATTGATGAGGCAGATAACACAGGGAACGACGTTCAACTCCTCCTACGGGCGAATATTGAGACATTTTATAACAACTGTCGATTCATCTTCACCTGTAACTACAAAAACAAAATTATCGAACCCCTTCATTCTCGGTGTGCCTGTATCGAGTTCGGAATCAAAGGAAAAGAGAAACAACAGATCGCTGCAGGATTCTTCAAACGTCTCCAAGAAATCTTGGATACAGAAGGTATTAAATATGATAACAAGGTCCTGGTAGAACTCATCAACAAACACTTCCCTGACTGGCGTCGTGTTCTCAATGAGTGTCAACGATATTCCTCTGGTGGAAGTATTGATTCTGCAATTCTCGCTTCGTTCTCTGACGTTTCCGTAAATGATCTTATCAAAACACTCAAGGAGAAGAATTTCTCTGAAGTCCGTAAGTGGGTCGTTTCTAATCTGGACAATGATCCTGGGGTACTGTTTCGTCGTATTTACGATGCTCTTCTTGTATCCCTTGAAAACAATTCTATTCCTGCTGCTGTGCTTGTCATTGCTAAGTATCAGTACCAAGGTGCCTTCGTTGCAGACCAAGAGATCAACTTTCTCGCGGCGTTGACAGAAGTAATGGTCGAATGTGAATTTAAGTAATTAATTTAAAACTATGGATGTAAAACTCTTTCGTATCATCACTGGTGAAGAAGTGGTGGCAGAACTGGTCGGTGAGACCGATACTACAGTGACTGTTAAGAATGGTCTGGTAGTCCTTCCTTCAGGTCAGAGTGTTGGATTTGCACCCTGGGCTACTGTGATTGACAAAGACAACCCTGAGATCACAGTGAGTAAAACTCATGTGGTTTACATTGCCGAACTTGATGAAAGTATCGGTAAGAAGTACAATGAAATCTACGGAAGTAAACTGGTAACACCAGATAAAAAGAAATTGATTCTCTAAATTATGGAACTGAAAGACTGGTTGAACTCACTCAACTTCACGAAGGAGAACCTGATTCAGGAAGATCCTTCGTTGATTAAAGATTATCCACCATACATCATCAATCGTTGTCTGTCTGGTCACATGGATTGTATTATGTTCGTCAATGAGATGAACAAGTATCACAACCTGGACAAAGATATGCAATATGAA